CGGCTGAGGCTTTGTATTCACTCAGTACCCGCTCCCAGCCCTTACGGCCTATAATCTCCATGCCAGAGCACTCACGCTCCGCTGCCCACTTGCAGACCTCTTTTTCGGCTTCCAGCAACTCGTCCATATCGCCACCTGCCAGCCAAATCCGACACACCGCCCGTTGCGGATAGTCAACTATTTCCACCACTATAGCAGATTTTTCGTAGGGAAAAAATGCCGCTTTGTTTGTGGTTATGGCCTGCCACACATCCTGTAGCGTGTGGCTATGACCTGCATATTCCAGTGCGGCCTCAATATAATCCGCACATCTCTCAAACTCATCAGCCAATGATGACATAGCCAATATCCGTGCTGTGGCCGTTGTTCTTCTGACCTATAACAAAAGACCCGTTGTTCTTTGTTTTGATATACGGATCATGGTCATAGTAGTTTGTGCTGTGTGGTTCTAGCAATATCACGCTTTCTGTGCTGGCCCGTGGGTCCGTCACAGTCACATCCCCGCCGCCTGAGACAAGTGTAACTTCACCGTGGCAGTTAATCTTGCCGTTCATAGCACCGTTCAGCACCTCAGCAATCATGCGTGTGGTTGCTGTGACCGGGTTCAGGATGCGGAAGTTTGCGGTTTTGCCCACTAACGTCTCCCTATCTCTCTGGCGTCAATGTCGATGCCCTGCGCTGTGGACCATCTGTTTGTCAGATTGAGCCTGACCCTGTGGTAACGTCCCTGTGACCTGACCGGGCAAAAACCCTCATTATTTTCACTAGACGCCGCGCTGAATGTAGGAGTTGCGCTGTGCGTGTTGCGGGTGCCTATGTTCACCGTCACTGTGCCGCTTTCATAGTACGGGTACACACGGGTCACAATGCTATGCTTGCCCTTTGATATGTTGACTTCGCCGGTCTCAATAGTGGCGTTCATAGGGTCGCCGTTGAAGGCGTATATCTTTGTGTCCAGCGCGCCGCCGAAGAAATACTGACCGCCCTTGAAGAACCGGCTGTCTACAGTCTGGTCAAGGTCGTCCACCAGTGTGGCAAGGTTTGTCAGACTGTTAACAGTGTAACCGGCTGAGAAAAACGGAGCCAACAAGTCTGCCTCAATGTTGGCAATAGACCAGCGGTTCAGGACGTAGTTGTAAATCAGTATCTTGTCAGGCTGGCCTGACGGACTGTTTACAGATGTATATGACCACATGGCCACTTCTTGCAGCGGGTCCACAGAAGATGTCATGCGCCCGGCATAGTTAGAATCAAAGTCCTCAAGAAAAAAGTTGTTTATTTTTTCTGAGCCTATGGGGATAGACTTCTGGCCATCAAATGCATAGAAGCCGTCATCTGAGCAATAAAACACCAGAGAACCAATGTTACAGACAGAGCCGGGGAAGGCACAGCCGCGTTGCGAATCAATCTTGTCAAACTGAAAGATCAGCGGCGGTCCTGTATATTGTGCGCGATAAATTGCGCGCTCCATGAGGATGGTACAATATTCGCCTCCAACGATGCCCATAACCGCACCCGAATCAGGTATGTCCTGAAAGTCTGCCTGATCTGTGCCAGCGGTCCAGCTATCGATATCATTGAACCCTGACCACTTCACACGGTACGGCACCCGGCCGCTGCCCTCGTCAATATCACCCATCCAAACGAAATCACGGACCACGGTGCAGTATTCAGCTTTTGGGGCGTTTGCTAAATTACTAAACGCGCTGTCTGTGCCGACTTGAAACTTCTGAGGCTCTTCGCCCAGACCACCTGTGGCTATAACGGTGTCGCCAAACTGAATAAAACGCCACCGCTCATCGTCTGTGAGGTCATACGCCGGGCTACCTGACTTACTCACATCATCCAGATTATTTGTGGAAGTGTTGTGCAAGTACAGCTTGCCAGCATCGCCTGCAAACAGTTTGGTGTTGTCGGCGTTGTCTTTGGCTGCAATGATGCCCAGAATCTTGCTGTCAGCCGCATTGGAGTAGGCAATAAAGTTGTTCATGGAACGATAGCCTTGTGCCGCCGGGATAACATTCTCAGCGGTAACAACAGCGTTATTCATGTCTGGCTGGTCAGGTAGCCACTCGCCCAAAGTAATCACTGTCTTAGCCACCCTTCGTTGTCTGATGGTTGTATTGTCCACACTTCAGAACCAAGTGTTGCGTCCGTCCATGTCTCTGTACCAACTGCGGTATTCGTCCAATCTTCGCCAAGTATCTTGGCAATGCCTGCAACGGTCATCTCTATCGGCTTGACCCCGGTAGCGTGAAGCGTGATGGAGTTTGCTGACGAGGCTGTAACCTCAATATCAATATCTGCGATACCAGCCAGAACAAAGCCCATTGCGGACGTTGCTGTCATCTCAAAGTCTGCTGACGCCCGGATGGGCCCAATAAGGTTGTTGTTGCCAACCACAGTGACCGCAATGCTGACAGACGCATCCATCTGCCTAATGTGCGTGATAACAGCGGAGATGCTACCAGCACCAGTGACAGACGCTGACGCCTGCAAGATGCGATTGAGGCCAGACAGAGACGTGATAGCCAGAGGGGCTGACGCGCTGGTTGTGTGCAACGTCAGATTGTCTAGCTGGTCCAGCGTCCCATAAACGTTGAGGTTATCAAGAACCCCCCAACTGTCTAGCTCTTTGAGGGTGGCCATGTCTTACCTTATGCGGCTGTGATGTCCAGATCGCCAACAGCAATCTTCAGAATGTCGCCGGTAGCCACTGACTTTTGCGTGTTGAAGGCTCCGTGGATTAACAGGTTTCCGCCAGTGCTGGCATCAAACAAACCGAAGTGAGAGACCGTACCCCATGAGCCAGTTGCCGCTGAAAACTCAACCGCCGCGCTGTTCGATGTTGTGCCGCTGGCCGCTGTGCTAAATGTGACGCTCTGACGGGTGTATCCGTTGCCAGACAGTTCTGTGCCAGAATTATCGTCAGCAAAGGTTGCCGTGGACAGGCCAAGATATACGCCAGTTGGCATTGTGTAAGCCGTAGTGCCAAGTACATGATCAAGCACTTTTAGCTCCAAATAATCACTCATAGCCGACATTTAATTTCTCCTTGGTTATCAGTAGCTTAATTGGAGGCCACTGAGTTTTGACGTGAATAAATGCTGGTAACTTGAAGGGAGCCCGATCCATAATGTGACCTCTCCTCGTCTACCTTTACCTCCTGAATACCCCGCGAAAACTTCGCGTCATACTGTGTCGCCCTGCCTTCGTCCAGCAGGTAAGCGTATGCCTCGGCCAGACTGCCATAAAGGTAGAGGTCCGGGCTCCGTAGGAATAACGTGGGGGTGACCGTGTCGCTTATAGCTGGCAGCGTCCCAATGTAGATGATTTCAGCCGTATACCCGGTGTCGGGGATGGGCCGTAGCTTCATCTCTTTACCCACAATGCTGTAACCCTCAGGACGGCCCTGACCGTCTGAGGAGTATTGATTGTCTAGCCCAATGGGGCTGAAGTATGACAGCACCTTGACCGGGCTGACGTTCAACTTCACGGAGCGTATCTCACGCATATCAGTAGGCAGGGCAATGTACTCATCGCCTGCTGTGAGGGTGGCTGTCGCCCGCTTCTCTTGCTCACGGGTCTCCAGTTCCCGGCTCATCCGCGCTTCTGCAAGCTGAATGAAATCGGGTATTTGTGCTGTGAGGTCGTCACGCGCCAGAAAGTTGGCGATAGCGTCCTTCAACTCCTGATAGCTGCCAATGCTCATATGTACCCGCCGCCTGTTCTAAACACTCTGTTTTCACTGTCGTTCAGCCACCGCTTCCACGCCTTTGGATTTTCCGCCGGACGGCCAAACTTTCTGACAAGCTCATTATACACGACATTCGGTATTTCCGCCACATGAGCCATGTGACGCTGCGTCCCGGTCATTGAGCCGGGTCGCCACTCGTTTGCCATGTGCTTGTTGAGCTCTATAAGTGGTGCGAAATTTTGCTGATTTACAACGCGGGTTGTGCCGTCTGTCTCGATGTTCAGGGATAGCTCCTGACCGGCCTGCGCGTCTGACTTAAGTAGTCTTTTCTTCATGTCACTCCCCATAAGAGAGAGGGGCGTTGCCGCCCCCCTCAGTGTTTAGCTTAGGAGCCGTCAAGGTCCATGATCATTGCGTGTGCCTTCGGTGCCTGCACCTTCAGGGCCCACTCAGTGATGATCTGGAACTTCTCAGCGTCACCAGTTGGAGCAATTTCGTTTTCTGCGAAGTTGCGGCCATTTAGTGTGCCGATTGATGCGAAGTCTGGGTCCAGCAAGAAGATGCGGTCATCGCCGAGGAAACGGCTAGGCGCAACGTCCAGTGTGCCGAAGTCAGTCAGGAACACAGATGTTGAGCCAACGTATGTTGTGGCTTTTGCCTGTGTCATGTTGACATCGTTGCTGACCAGATTGCCAGATGCTGACAGGTCTGAGAAGTTCGCACGGTTGGTGGCTGAGCAGACCATCAGTGATGGGTTACCGCCGTCTGTCCATGCGTCCTGCATCCCGTCTTCAATCAGAGCCAGTGTCAGTGCGCGGTCAGTACCTGCGCCGACTACGCCTGTGCCGGTGCCAGCAGAGAATGTGCCGCCGCCGCCCAATGAACCGTTTGTGATCCATGTGGTCAGTGAAGCCGACTTGCGAGGGTCAGAACCAGAACGAGCCTGATCTGTGTCACCGATTGACTTTTCTATATCGCGCCGCAGCTCTAACGATTTTAGCACTTTTTGGTACTGCACCTCACGATCCCGGCCCGCTTTTTCAACTATATCGAGTGTCTTCGATACGGTCACGGCCTTTTGGCTTATCTGGTGGTAGTTACCCAGACGGACGGTTGGTGTTGCCGCAGCGTATGTGGCATCCGCTCCCTCAGTGTGGAAGTTATTGTTGGCTGCCGCAGCCAATTCTTGAGTTTGCCATTCGGTAAAGATACCATTGGTTGTCTCTTTTTTCAGTGCAGAAAAAATTGGAGTCTCGTCTGGATCAATCCGAAAAATTACATCCGCTAACTGCTCGCGCTCACCAATTGCGCTTTGGGTGGTGTATGTGCTCATGGGGTCTGTTCCTTCTATCTACCCATTAAAAGATCAACAGCCGCCTCTACAGATTTTTCTCTTGTGAGCCTCTGATTGGCCTGCTGTCGTTGACGACTTGCAACTTGAGCTTTTGTCTTCGGCTGTCCAGCCTTAGCCATCCGGGGAGCTTTGCTTGCCTTTTTCTTCGCGGCGGGTTTCTTCTTCTGAAGATTGTCCCATTGCCACGCCTTATAAAGCAGTTCGATTGCGCGGGCGTCTGTCGCGTTTGCAATCTCCTGATCCGAGAACCCGACAACGCTTTTGGCGTAGGTGATAACTTGCTTGCGCTCACTATCCCTGATGTCATCGTCTCGCCACTGCGGCAAGCGATTTAACATCTCTTCCCGCTGTGTAGCCAGATGCTTCTGCATCTGAACCTGTTGCTCCTGAGCCTGCTGTTGAGCCACCCGTTCCTTTTCCTCGTTGACCTTTCGCAGGTTTTCTTTCTGCTGGTCAATTTGGGTTTTGTAAATGAACAGGTCCTCAGCAGAGTACCCTTGATCCTTCAGTGCCTGCCAGTCAGGTTCCGCGTCTGGGAGTGTCTGCTGGATTTGGCTGGCAACTTGTTCAAGTTGCGAAGCGTAATAGTCCCTCATCTGAGTGACTTCAGATTGCTGCTGTTCAACGGCTTTGCGCTGCTCAGCAACCTCCATCGTACGCTTTGTGAAAGCCTGTGTCCGCGAATAACCCTTTTGGAGCTCGTCAAGGGTGACCTCGTAATTTTCGCCGTCTACTGTGACGGTATATACAGGTTCCTCTTCTTGCTCCTCAGCGTCTTCCGCTTCGTCAAGCTCTTCGACTTCCTCAGCTTCATCCTCGTACACATCTTCTGAAGATTCCTCAATGGGGGTGTCTTCTCCGATGGCCTCGGCCTCTGCCTCCGCCGGTTGAGCAGCTTCCTGCTCTTGTCGCCTTTGGTCTTCCGTGTCCTCAACGGGTGGAACAGCCAGAAGGCTATCAACTGCTGAATTTAAAGTAAGTTGGCCAGTCTCTTGCGAGGTATTGGACATATCTATTTACCTTTTCTCAAATTTTTTACGATTCTGCAACTCGTCCAGTTGCGCCTTAGCCAATTTGCCGCTAGTGACAACCCCCTCCAGATAACCTCGGAGGGCCGACAAGTTCTGGCACAGCATATACAGCCGTTCACGGTTTTGTGAATCATCCACAGAACTGCTCTTCCACGCCTGTATAAAATCCTGCTCAAGTGTCTGAAATGCTTCTTGCAGTATTTCATTCCGTAATAATGACGCCGCCTTCTCGCCTCGGCTTACGTCTTCCCTTGCTTTGCCTTCGTTCATGCTAACAATGTGTACCCTGATAAATCGTATGGCATACCGTACAAACTCGCATCCGTGGCCATGCCACGTCTAAATGCTTCATTCCGCGCTGTGAAGTCCAACAGGCCCGGCACAGGCTCATCTAACAACCCACGGCGATAATACAAACCCTGACCGGGGAAGAACCCGCCCTCTGGGTAAATATACTCTGGTTCGGCTCTGGGGGCCTCAGGAGCGGCCGGAGTGACCGCTGTTACAGGAACCCCCGGCAAACGGTCATCGCCGTCATCATCACTGCCCATATCGCCAGTATAGCCAACTGACTGATAGCCCATTAGCGCGCCGCGCTCATCCTCAAGACGTTGTGAGCCGCCCTGCAATGGGTCAAACCCCGGACGGCCAAAGTAAGCCTCGCCACCGAACAGTCCCTCGCCCATTACACCGACAATCTGCCCTGTGGGGTCATATACTGGCTTGCCGCCAGCCTCTAAGCGTTCCAAAATGCCGGTGGCAGTATTTGGCAGTGCACCCATCATTCCAACCTTAGGTAATGGCGAGTAATTTTGTCTAGCCATAAGTTGTGACAGAGGACGCGTACCAGCCGCAAAGCCAGCAGTCACTGTGCTCGGCAAGCCTTGCTGAAACAATTGTGCATATGGCTGAAATGGTCGGCCCATTCTGGCGCGGCCATATTGCGCCTGCATAGATAGCAAGTCTGGAGCTTGATACGTCTGCCCCTCAACTAATCCCATTCTAATAGGGCCACCCTCAGCCTGCCTGCGGCGAGCTTCTTCAACCTGCTGCATTACAGCCACTTGTTCAGCCGCTCTTGCAGCGGCTACTCTTTCAGCAAGCTGCTGCGTTGTCTCGTTGTCATCGTCCCTTTGTGTTGATGGACCGCCAGAGCGATAGTTGGTTGTTCCAGAGCGCGAAGCGGTGCCAGCACGGCTACCTGTGCCCGCGTAGGTTGCCTCACCTGACCGTGGGTCGTTTACGTCACTTGTGCTTCCGCCACCAAAACTCATATCTACCTCGGCAAGTTAGTGCTGATCTCAGCATCAGTTGCGGCCTTAATGGCCCTCAGTTCAGCTTCAGCGGCCAACTCCTGACGGCGCAGTTCTAGCTCTGCCATCATCTTCTCACGCTCAAGCTCAAGTTCCATCATCATGCGTTCCCGCTTCAGGGCCATCTCAGCTTGCAGTTCCGCCTGCTTTGTCTGGTCGGCCTGCTGTGGCTGTTGGGCCATCTGTTGTTCCATCATAGCAATTTGCTGTGGGCTATTAAAGAACTGGTCCGCATCCTTAAATCCGCCAATCTCAGCGATTGACCGCAGCGTGTTTACATACTGCGACATACTGACAACCGGGTTGCCTGCGCCCAACTGCATCAGGATTTGTTCCTGTTTGGCAGCAATCTGCGTCAGGAAAGCAATCTTCTGCTCATCGTCAGCGGTGCCCAGACCAACCTGCACAACCACGTCAAACTCGCTGTGCCACTCGCGGGGGTCAATCGGTACGAACTGGTTCCGCAGCCGTACAATGCGCGGCTTTTGGTCATACTTTGTCACAAGGTGCAGGATGCCCTTGAACAGGCTTTTCACGCCGGTCTCTGCCATAGTCCGAGCGTAGCTCTCCAGCTTTACCTGCGCGCCCCGGACAGTTGCGCTAATGGCTGACGCGGTGGTTGATTGCAGCGCGTTTGCATCCAGCCCCTGTGAGGCTTTGGACATTCCTGTGCGCTGTTCTTTGATGTTGTCGAGATAATCCATCAGAGGCCGGACCTCGCCGCCTACAGGGGTGCCTGTAATCGGCTGGACCATGCCCTGCTGACGCATACGGATGATACCGCCTGCGGTGCCGTCAAGAACGTCATCAATGTTTACCATGCCCTCGACAACGCCCATACGCGGCAGGGTGCTGGTATATACGCTGTCCAGATACTGACGCAGCAGTGTTGACTTGATGACCTGCAAGTCCTCAGTCATGTCATAGATGGACCGGCCTATCAGGCGGTGTGGCATAAGGATGGGGCTGACAACTGCAAAGGGCACATGGTCAAACGGCTCGTTGTGCAGTATTTCGTCACCGCCCTCACCAATAGCGCAGATGCGGCGCAACTCAGCAATGCCGTCACCGTCATAATCAATCTTTGCCACGCACTCATAATACACAACCTCAGCCAGTGTCGGGTCGGCTGCGTCTGTGCCAGTGTTGGCCTCAAGGTCCTGAAAGCGGTGTGTGCGCTCCTCGTCTACGTCAAGGCTGTATGCACCGGCGTGCCGCTCCACGGTGTCCCGGTCATAGCCCATTGCCACAAGGTCGGACACAGTCATAATTGTGCGGTGTGCTACAAAATGCGCGTCCTCTAATGAGGTTGCGCGCCGGTTAATCAGGAACTCCTCAGGCGGAATGTTCTCAATGCGGACCTTGCCCTTTTTGTCCTTCACCCGGACCTTCAGGCTGTACATAGATTCGGTGGGCACCATCTCGCCCATCTCGTCTTCGCCATAAGCGGTGGCTTCCTCATTGATGACCCCGACAACCTCAGTGTCTGGGTTGGCCAGCAATGCAGCAAGCTCGGTCTCGTTCAGGTTTTCGTATTCTTCAGTGCGAACGTCTTCCTGCTCGTCATAGTAATACTTCACGACACCCAGCCGGAACATCAGAGCGTCCTTAAACCAGTTGTAGAGGACTTTATA